GAGGGCGATGAAATTCAGGTTGAGTGCGATCCGTGGGCTTGGGAAATTGGAAAAGCTGTACAGTGGGCGATGGAAAAACTAAAAGGAATTCCAACTCATTCAGGTAGGGACACGGCTGGAATTGAAAGGGCAATAGCTTATTTGAAAAGGTTTAATGGTGAAATCTCTAAAATCGTGCAGTCAGATCTCGATGGATCATTGGACGCTAAATCTATAGAAACTTTAGAGAAACTTAGGGAACAAGCTATAAAAGGTATTGATAGGTTAGAAGAGCGTTTAGAGCAAATTATGGAATCTAAGTATTCCAAGAAAAAAAAGAAATCTAATGCGGATCCCGAAATGGTAAAAGAGGCTCAAAAGGCTGCTAAATTTACTGTTGTAGTACCATTGTTCATATCATCAATGGCTAGAACTTGTATAAATTCTATGGTTTCTGCGGGTAAGGATATTGAAGATTGCTTTGCTCAAATAGTTAAAACATACGATCTTACCAATAGAGAACAAGCAGAATTAATGCAGCTACTTGCAGACATGGGTTATCCTGTGCGAAGGCCGCGTGGACATTTGTTGGACGAAGAGATTGATACGTCATCTGAAGATAATTTAGATTGGTCTGTGCAGTATCCGGCATAAAGGAATTAATTATGAGTAGAGGAAACTATAGATTTAGTCGCGGTCAGAATCATGATTATGTTAGAGGCGAGCGTGTAGATTGGCTTGATAGATTTGCTGATAGTGTGGCAGGAGAAAATGAAAATGGTCAAAATGGTCAAAAATCTGCCGTAGAAGTAGCGCGTAATAGAAGTCATCAGTCTTTAATTGATCAAATTAATTCTATTGTATCTAATAAACCTGTACACGCAACTGTTGAGAGTAAGGTTCAGGAGATGCAGGAGAGAATAGGCTTGAAAGAATATTTAAAGCGCGTATCTAATGAGGAGGATGGTAATACCAAGACGGCGCAGGATATTATTGAATCTAATCCCGATGAAGTATCAGAATTAGAAAATCAGGATCAAGAAGAGCAAGATGTATCTGATGTGTTTGATGAGCTGCCAAATGGAGATGATGTTAAGGATTGGATTAAATTTTTTATAGAAAGAGATCATGGGGCTGTAACTGTACCAGCTATATTGAATGATATTTCTGATGCTTTTGGGGGCGAGATTGGTGGTGTTGTGGCGGATGATCGTTTGGCCAAATATATTAGCGATAGCATTATAGAAAAGCAGCGCGGTTCAGTTATGTCTATAGATGATTCTGTAAATCCAAATGCAAAGGACGATATTACCGAAGATGTAGATAATGCTAATTCTGATTATTTTCGCGTATGTAAACCTAGTTCGGGATATTAAAATTTAACGCATGGGTAAGTTTGAAGATACGAGAGCGAAACACAGGGAAGACTTGTTTTCTCAGATGGTTGATGGTGTTTTAGCCATTGATCCGGTAGCGTTTTGTCAAAAATATCTAACTTTAGACGGTGCGCCATTTAGATTGAGTGGAAATGGTTATAAGCCATTTGCCGATATTTATAGATATATTGGTGTTAAAGCGTTAGAGCCAGATGCAAAACCAGTAGTTTTTATTAAAGGGCGCCAGGTTGGTGGGACAACAATGGCTGCCGCATTAGAACTGTTTTTTATGGCGTCTGGGTTGTTTGGAGTTAACGGCAAATCACCTATGCGCATAATGCATTGCTTTCCTTTGCTTGAGCTTGGGTACGCCTATACTAAGACTAAATTAAACTCTCTAATTAAGACATCCAAAATGGTCGCCACTGATCTTACAGACAAGCGAGCATTGGCTAGGGGTCAGGGAGCTAAAGCATATATTGAATCAAAAATTGATAGGGCAGCAGCGTCTAGTGATTCAATGACGTATAAACAATTTGAAAATGGAAATTATTTGTTTATAGAATCAACGGGATTAACCGCTGATAGAATAAGAAGTTTTACAGCAGATTGTATGTTTATGGACGAAGCTCAAAACATTCCCGGAGCAGCGTTAGCAAATGCTACAAAGATTTTATCACAAGCAAAATATGGTAAGGTTGGTGATGGTGTACAGGTTTATTTCGGAACTCCTAAACAAAAAGGATCTGAATTTCATAAAATGTGGATGATGTCTTCTCGCCAATATTATCATTTGGGTTGTGAGAATTGCAAAGAATATTTTCCATTATATACGCCAGAGTCTAGTGAGTGGGAAAACATTTGGATAGAAGATAACATACCGCCGGATTATGTAGATCCAAAAACCGGATTAAAACCACATGGCTTTATTGTTAAGTGTATTCATTGTGGGCATGAGCAAGATAAACGCCCGGCAGCAGAGCGTGGTAAGTGGTTTGCTTCTAATAAAGATGAGAATTATAAGTATGTTGGTTATCATTTAAATCAGTTATTTATGCCGCACTTTGATCGGGCTAAAGTTATATCTGAAAAACCAGAAAACCATCCATTCAATACCGAAAGAGCATATCAAAACGAGGTGTTGGGAGAGTTTTATACTGGTGATGCCGCGCCTATAACTGCGGAGCAAATCCATGATTTATGCGCTGATATGGAGCGTAAATTCAGGCGGCATATTGCATTAGAAGAGGGAAAGCGTGTATATCTTGGTTTAGACTGGGGGCAGAAGGCAGATATCGATCAAATGTTAGTAGGTGGTCAAGAGAGACAGCCGCAGGGGCAATCATATAGTGCGGCAGTAATACTAACTGTAGACGGTCCATTTTTATTGTCTATTCAATTTGCAAAATTATTAAAGAAGAATGATCCTGATTATAAGAGAGGTGTGGTTGACGAATTAATGCGCAGATATAGTGTGTCTTTGGCAGTAGGGGATATTGGACATGCCAACGATTTAACTTACACTCTTCAAAAAGATTATGGTGATAGATTTTTAGCCAGTCGGGCTGGTGGCAATATAAAAAATCATGTAAAGTTTCTAGATGATGTATTTCCTAAAGAAATAAGATTTGACAAGAATTTTTATATTGAAGAAATGTTTGCTTGGTTGAAAAAGGGGCAAATTAGATTTCCGTTTGGTTCATATGAACAAATAGGGTGGTTGGTTCAACATTGCTCATCCATGGAAATGAAAGCCACCATGGACAGATCTGGTGATATAAATATAAAATATGTAAAAGGATTAACGCAAAATGATGGCTTTATGGCATTAATTAACGCTTATTTGGCGTATAGATATGATGCCACAAATGGATTTAAGATTATACACCCTGATCGTATGAATAACGAGCCTGAGCAGCAATCAAGTATTCCTGCTGTTTTGGGTCATTGCGCCTATATGAATCCGATGAATAGGAGCAGGTAATTATAATATTTTAGACGCCTCTGTGGCCAACCTACTTCTTTCCCCCTTAACTAGAGTGATATGGCCCGCTATTGGTGAGCCTCTAAATGCTGAGGCTACATGGGTTAAACCATTATTTATAGCATCGAGATGTGGACTATCTGTTTGTTCTATATCTCCCGTTAGAACAATTTTGGTTCCATATCCGGCGCGGGTTAGTACTGTTTTTATTTCGTTTTTTGATAAATTTTGGGCTTCATCTATAATCATATAAGTGTTTGGAATGCTTCTGCCTCTAATATATGTAATAGGTTCTAGATATATCTTATCCGCATATTGACCTAACCTATCTCTCCAGTCTTCTTTGAACGATCCTTTTCCTTTTGTCTTTTTCTTATAGGATGTTAGAAAATCTAGACTATCAATAATTGCTTCCATCCATGGTTCCAGCTTTTCTGCGAGATTGCCCGGAAGATAACCTAACTCATTGCCTACGGCTTGCATTGGCCTGTATATTATAATCTTATTATATGTTTTTTGATTAATTAATAGTTCTAAACCGGCAGCAACTGCCAGAATTGACTTGCCGGTACCTGCACGTCCAATCAGTGAAACTAACGATACATCAGGATCTAACAACAAATTAGCGGCAAATTCTTGTTCTTTATTCTTGCTATTTATACTCCACAATTCACTACCGCGCACCACATGTATTTCATTTTTTATACGTCTGCCCAGTGTGGTTCCATTTCCATATTCATCAGCAAAATGAACACATTCATTGGGCAATATATTTTTTAATATTTCATTTTCGTCACAACTAATTATTTTATCCTTGCATAATTTTCCGCTGAGTTCTGGACTAGTTATTGTAACGATACCTGAATATAATCTATTGGCCCATTTAGAGCTTTTTACAGTTTCTTTTTCATAATCTTGAGAACAAATATCAAACGATTGCGCTCGTATTCTTAAGTTAATATCTTTACTAACCAATACGATTTGATTTGGTTTATATGTTGTTTTCAAATTGTATGCGCAGGAAAGTATTTGGTTGTCCCCATATTCTGAGTCACCGAACATAGATGCATTGCCAGATTTGGTGTCAACTTTAATATTAATATTGTTATCTATTTGAATTCCCTCATGAATTTTGCCCAGCGCACAAATTTCATCAAGAATTCTGATAAAGGTTCTAGCGTTCTTTCCGGCATCGCTAGCTGTTCTTTTAATTTTGTCTAATTCATTTAATACATAAACATGTAAAATAATATCAGAATCTGGAAATTTTTCAAAACAATATGGGTCATAGGCTACTACGGATGTGTCTAAAACGTATATTTTTTTCATATGTGTGTTCTGCTTTGTTTTTGTTTCTATTTGATAATTTGACAAATAATTATAAACTGTTTTTAGCCTCCTATAATCTCATATGTTATATATTGTTTGTGAGTAGATTTTGTTTTGATAAAGTATCTCATTTCATTATCCTAAATGAAAACGTTCCTGTCATAATGAATGCTATTTAAGTAATATATCGTTGGGTTGTATTATACGATTTTTTGCTGGAAATTGTTAAGTAATTGAATCAATATCAATATTTGGACCTTCTAATAGAGACGATTGTATCCTAATATAGGCAATGTAAAATGATAAAAACTAATTCGGAAAGATTTATGAGTAATAGGCAAGTTGCGCCAGTAGCATCAAGGCATATGGCACAATCTGTTAGTCAGTATAGGCGTGGAGTTTTGGAAGATGAAGTGGCTGCTGGGCTTTATCGAGAGGAGGGGAGTTCTGCCGTGGGTGGATATCATATTCCGGAAAGATTTGCTACAACTTCAGCAGCTAATGTCTTGTCCAGTTCTATGAATAAGAATGCGTCATTTCGTTCTTTTGCTCAAAGCTCTGATAATGTTGGAGTGGGAGCGGCTGGTGGTTCTGGTGGCTTTAGAGGAACTGGTGGGACGGTTCGGCAAGTTCCTGAAATATATAGTCCCCTTTGGCTTACTAGTAACTTAAATTTACCAAGAGATAGAGCTACAATTAATGCTTGGTGTAGATCTTTCTTTGCTTTAAACCCAGTAGTTCAGAATGCCATTTCTTTACATTCTACATATCCAATATCAAAATTAAATATTAGTTGTAAAAGCGAAAAGGTTCAGAAATTTTTCGAAATTATGATCGATGAGATCGATTTAATGAATATTTGCGTACAGATTGCTCAAGAATTTTGGACACTTGGTGAGGCATTTGTTTATGCAGAATTAGATGAAAGGGCAGCTAAGTGGAGCAGGCTTTTAATTCAAAATCCTGATTATGTAGTTGTTAAGCACTCTGTTGTGGCCGGAGAGCCTGTATTAAGTTTGCGTCCAGACGAGAATCTTAGGCGCATTATTACATCCAATAGACCTTCTGATATTCAACAAAGGAAAAAGCTTGATCGTAGTATTATTGAGCATGTGCGGCGTGGTGAGAATATTCCTTTGAATAATTTTTATGCTTCTCATTTGTGCCGTAAAATTGCACCTTATGAGATTCGTGGTACTGGGTTGGTAGTAAGTTGTTTTAGACAATTAATGTTATTCGATTTATTGCGCGAGTCTAAGTTCGCTCAAGCTTACAATCTTATCAATCCTGTAACACTAATAAAAGTTGGTAATGAAAATTATAAGCCCAGCCCTACAGATCTTGAGGCTTGGAGAGACGTGTGGGAAAGCGCTGAATACGATAAAGATTTTAAGATCTTTACACATGAAGCTGTAAACGTAGAGAGAATTGGGGCTTCTGGACAAATCATTGATATTTCAGGTGATGTGACCCAGTTATTGAAAGAGATATACATTGGTTTGATGGTGCCGCAGGTTATTATGGATGGCGGGAGTGAGGTAACTTATGCTAATGGAAGTGTAAGTTTAGATGTGTTGCGTCAGAGGTATATGCAGTTTAGAAATATGTTATCTAGCTGGTTGCGAAGAAAGATATTTGCTCCAATTTCTAAAATTAATGACTTTTTTGAATATGTTGATGGTGAAAAAGTTCTTATAGTTCCAGAAGTTGAGTGGAATCATATGTCGTTATTTGATACTAATGATTATATTCAAGCATTAACTCAATTAGTTCAAGGAGATACAAAGAAAGCTTCTATGCAAACTCTTTACAGATCTATGGGATTAGATTGGGAGGACGAGAAGAGAAAGATGCGCGATGAGTCTATTCAGGAGTCTATTATGGCTAAGGAAAAGGAGGCTCTTGGTACTATGACATTGAATGAATTAAGAGCTATTGGTCCTGAAGATGAGATCAAAGAGTCGGTAGATGAGCCATTGCCGGGAGAATCGCCTGCAGGTGGTGGAGAAGAAATGGGAATGCCGCCAGATATGGGCGGAGGTGGCGGAGATATGCCGGCCATTTAAACATGTGTACTTAATATAATATTTGGAAAAGGCCATGCATATTCTTATATTATATTGATTGACGGGACATGTGTATCTTTTAGAGGAACAACTATGCTACATGACGATTATAATGATGATATTATTCTAATAATGGCTAAACAAGAAGACGGCGAAGTTGGCTGGTATAAAGAGGCCATAGGTGGCGGTCGTATAAGGCGCTGGGTTACTGAGAGATTTTCGCCAAAGTTTAGAGATTCAATGACGCAACTACGTAAAATTGATGAAAATTTACGAGATTGGGTTGGTGATTTGAAGGGTGATGTAAAGAAGATTAGAAAAGCATTTAAATCTAAAAGAATTATTGATGTTGCTATTTTAATGAGTCAATTGAATGCTAAATTGAATACAGCAAACCAATACGCTCAAGAGGCTCAGGCGCTTCAAGAATCTCAGATAGAAGATTTTGAAAAGAAAAATATTGAGGATTTATTATTATTAAAGGATTGGCACGAAAGGCAAACTAAGACTGCGACTGCTGGTTGGTTTACTGATTTAGCTAGAAAATATATGTCTTGGCGATTGACAACGGCAGAAAGAAAGCGCCGAAATGAAAAAATTAAAAAAGTAATGGATTTGGCAGATGTTATCGCGCAGAATACTAAGCGTTATTTAGGTTTGATGAAAGAAAACCTTAATAAGGGCGATATAAACGAATATATCAGACTTGCTAGATTGTTGGGTGCTCAGCAAAGTAAATTTGAACAAGAGTTTGCAGACCTTTATAATACATATTTTGCCCAAACTGTTCAAGAGATGTTGGATGAAGAAAGAGAAAAGATTGAAGAGGAACGTGCTAGAAGAGAAGAAGAATTGTCACCAGGTTTACAAGAGGCATTAGAGAAAAAGCGAGAAAGAGAGCAAGCAAGCGAGTCTGGAACTGAGATTCCTGAATTTGTATTAGATTTGCCAGAGGAAGAAGTGGTTGAGGAAGAAGTTGTTTCTCCAACAATTCCAATAGAACCTGCTGATGTTGTACCAGAGTCCGAAGTAGTGCCAGAACAATCGGTACCAGAACAATCGACACCAGAACAACAAGGCCCAGAACAAATGGAGCTTCCTTTAGAGCAACAAGAAGATAAGAGACAGTTAGAGCTTTTTGATAAGTCAACAATGGAGAGTGGTGGTAAGAAACCAGTTACAAAGGACGAATACAACAGAATGTTTGAAGAAATGTTACCTAGCAATTTTTTCGATCTTGAGGCGGAAGAACAAGTTAAAGTACAAGATAAAGTTAAGTCTGATTTAGATAAGACGGTTGTAATTGCGATAGATGTAAATGTTGGCATAGTAAAACAATCTAGATATGTATCTACAGAGCAGGTCTCTAGATGGATGAATGGTTTAGATTATGTAATAAACCAAATGAGAGAGATCGTTGTGCGAGAAGAGAACGTGCCATATACAGAACCGAGTGAAGATGTGCCTGAAACATCTAGAGACGCCCCAGTAACAATGCACAGTACTGTTGCAGAAGTTCCAGAAACAGGTGAACAGGAAAGTGCATCACCACAGTGGCCAGATGCGGTTGAGGTGTTTCGAGGGAAAGGCTTTGTTCCAACCAACATATCAGAATCACACATACAATTTGTTGGATTATTAAAAGAAGCATCTGTGGCTAATGATTCGAATTTGTTGGCATATATGATGCTTAAGTATGCTGGTGCTATAGAAGATATTGATTTAGATAGTAGTTTGAAGTTACTTGCTATTGCTGAAGGTATTTTGAATGGATAATTATGCCGAAATAAGAAAACTTGCGATAGAATTACATGCGGCCGATAATGGAGATATTATCAAGGTAGCTGGTATTTTGCGTAAAATAATCGATTGGCTACGAGGAAATAGAAATAAGGCTTATGATGCTGCTTGGGAATCTGTAGGTAATCAATCTCAAGAGATTAGGGACACAATTGAGGAGTTAACCAAGCAGTTTTCTACATTATCTTCTATTATACAAAATGGAGAAGTTGACAAATATAATGCGGCGTTCGAAGAGGTTAAAGATTCTGTATTTAAGTTTTATAGAAAATTAAACGATTATAATAAGGATGCGAAAATCACTTTATATTATACATTAAAGGAGATGGAAGAGCCTGGTTTTATAGAAAAATTCAAACAATATTTGCCACAAGAATATGATGTAGAAATAAATAAACAGTATGACACTCCATTAAAAAGCTTTTCATGGTACGAAAACATTTCTCCGTCTAACATAAGAAGTATTCGAGGCGGAGCTGATGGTGGTGTGATAAAAAATTTCGTTAAAGATATTGTCCGCAAAGCGTATGGTGATGAATTAATTTCTGATGAAGAGGTAAAAAAGATACCATACCAAAAAGTGATTAGAGAGGAAATAGTTTCGCAGTTAAATGACGCTATTGTAAATGGAACATTGAAATATGTTAGTGCTAGAAAGCCATATGCACCACCTAGGAAAGATAAAAAACAAGGTGAGGAGGGTGGTTTGGCCAGAGCAAATTGGGGAGAGGTTACTTTAGGAATAGAGACCGCTCCAATTTTATTAAATTCGATTGGTTTGCGGGTAGTTGGGTATGCCTATGTTCATGATTATCGTACTCGTGCCGCTATCCAGCACCAACGACCAGGTACAAATCTGTCTATTTGGAAAATTATTGCATATGATGTTTCTAGATTTGCTGAGCCTCAACTTTCTTTTAAGGACGAAGAAGAGCCTGGTGTATTTCCGAAACCGTTACCAGAAGATTGGGAAGAGCCCGATGTATCTAAACCAGAAGGTGCCCCACCCGCTGAGGTTGAAAGTGATGTGGAAAAAGAAGAGGTGGAGCCTGAAGAAAAAACAATAGAATCTTCATGTAAGAAGCCCGAATTTCTCAAGTTGGGTGGCGCGGACAGATCTGCTTGGAAGAGATTGTCTGATGAGTTTTGGGTTGAATTAGTTAAGATGGCCAATAGATTAAATGCAAAACCAGAAGATATGGCTAAGTTGCTATATCATGAGAGCGCATTTGATCCTAAAGCAATGTATATTAGTAATGGGCGACCAGTTGCTAAGGGTTTACACCAATTAACTCTCATTGGCGCTAAGGGAATGGGCATGACAAAAAGCCAATGGGATAATTATGAAAATACAGATCCTATACAGCAATTAAGAAATATCGAAAAATATATGGGCGCTCTTGGTAAGATTAAAGGCGTAAATGAATGGGACGCAACACAATTATATGTGGCCAATTTTGCGCCTAAATATGTTAATCAGTCTGATGCCGTTTTATATAAGAAATATAAGGATGACGGTAGTAAGAACCCTAGTTACACATTGAATAGCGGTTTGGATCAGGATAAAAAAGGATATATAAGTGTTGCAGACCTGGGTAAGGTGGCATCTGGGCCGTTACCAAAACATATCTTAGAAAAGATAGAGGCGGCAAAACTTTCTGTTGGCGGAAGTGATCTGCCCGAAACTACCACAGATGAGCCGATGGAAGATCAGTCAATTGACGATTTGATTAAGCAATTATATTCTAGTTATGGTCCATTAGAAAGAATAGTGCGCAAAAGCCTTTTAGAGCAAAAATTACCTATTAGTAAAATGGTAATAGTTGCAAGTTCTAAAGACGCCTCATATTCTGATAAATTAGAATACGCCCGAGTTGCCGCTAGAATATTGAGAAGATTTGCTGATGCTAGTGTTACAATTTATGGCTCTGATTGTGATTCTATTGTTGAATTACAGTGTTCTTTGGTTGGCGAAGAAAACATAGCAAAAAATGCCGTAAAAGCATTGTGTGAGTGTGTGTCTGAAGGTATGTTAAGAAAAGTTTCAGGACATATTGCTATCACACCAATATTAATTTCAAATGCAAAATCTAATTATAATACTGTAGATATGTATCAGATCGTGCGTAATAACAGACGTTTTAATTTGGATAAACTGGTGAAATAAATGGCTAAATTACACGCATACGCAGAAGCTGTGATAAAATACCTTAAAGATCAAGAGGTAGAAATATATTGCGGCACTGATAAAACTATATTAAAATTTGCTGATTATGATGTGTGTCAAAAAAATCTTATTAAAGGAGTTTTGGTTGATGCTTGTGGGGATTGTTTGATTGTTGAGTGTTTAAAAAATGGAATGAAAAATACTATATTTTTAAATTGTTGGGCTGTTTATTCTATCGTTCCAGTCAGACAAGGGGCGCTTAGGACCAAAGATATGCATGTAGACGAAGAGGAACGCTAATTGGTGGTAATATGACGATCATCAAGCGGGCATATATTAAGAAGTTACCAGACGGTCGGTGGAGGGTTATGTCCGAATCTGGAAGAAATATGGGAACATATTATTCTAAATCTATGGCCGAAAAACGTTTGGCCCAAGTTGAGATGTTTAAACACATAAAAGGGCGTAAAAATAGAAAAAAAAGAAAAAAGTCTTATAATTTATATATAGATACAATTAAGAAAGCAGAAATTTATGAAACAGTAAATTCTTATTCATTTATAATGCGAGATTTAAATAAAAACTATCCTGAGAAGGTAGATGCGTTTATGGAAACATATAAACGAGCATTTGAGGAGGCTTTGCTTAATAAAGAAAATGATCCTGAATTGCACGCTCTTTTACAAGCGGTTTTAGCTGTTGGCTATTTAAAGAAAGCCGCCAAAATAGATAAAATAGCACAAACTGCCGTAGAAATGGGAAATCCGCAGTTAGCCGGTCGAGTGGTTGCCAATGTAATAAATTTCCTCATGCAAAAGGTGCCAAAGAATCAGCGTTTTCAGTCTTTGAATACCTTAAGAAATACATTGTTAAATCTTAGTGTTGGCGAAATATCTTCAAAAAAATCGCCGCCATCATCTGCATTGGGGCAGTCGGTGGCTTTAGTTAAAAATATGTTGGGTGGTCATAATCCTGACTATGTACGACAAGTAATTCAAGAAGCTATACGGTACTTATATTAATATGCCTGAGAGATTTTCAGAAGTTAGTAAGAATATTTATCGGGGCGGCAAACCCAGCTCAGAGGATTTGTCTATATTGGCGAATGTATTTGGCGTAAATCGAATTATTAGTTTAGATGGTTATATTGGTGAAGAAATTGCGCCATATGTAAAAAAGTATGGAATGGAGCACATTGTAATACCCATTGGTGGTTTAGAAAGCATTAAGGCATTAAAATTCCTGAGAAATAATATAGTATCATTATTAACAGATAATCAACCAGTATACATACATTGTAGACACGGTAGTGATAGAACTGGTACGGCCATTGCTTTATATAGGATATTTAATGATAATTGGAATTTTAATGATGCTATTCGCGAAGCTAAGAAGTTTGGTTTTGGTAATAAGGTAGATTTTGGTACGGAGGGTTTGTATTTAAACATTATTGGAGGCAAGCCAGACTCTAATGGTGTTGAGGACGATATGGTTACTCAAATGCGTGATTGGTTTAATATGGGAGATGTACCGCCGGCATTTACTCCGCAACAATCATTTGCTCCCAGATTTGATGTAGAAAGAGCCTCTCCCGAACCACCTACGGCAGCTAGACAGAATAGAAGGCAAAGTATAAGAGATATTTTAGAGAATATGTCCGGTGATGGTGAATCAGAGAATGTTCCTGAAATAGGTTTGTATGACAATTATGGCGGTGTTCGCGGAGCTGGTCCTGTGGTGAATCATCAAGGATTTATGAATATATAATGAGGTGATATAACGGCATTAATAATAGATCGTTATTTTAGGTGTTTTATGTTAAGAAAATTAGCAACACATATTGAGATGTCATTTGATGTTTCAGATGCCGAAAAAAGAGATGCTATGATGGCTTCTGAGAAGTTTGAGGGAATTTCTTCTGCGCTGGATATTGCCGTAGAACATTTAGATATTATTTATAATCCATTTCAAAAATATGAAGAAATTCCAATGGAAACAATTGTTAATAAACGCGGAGCCATTGATAGATATAAGAGAAAAATATTAGAAAATTTTAATGAAGTTAAAAGACGGTCATTATATGCTATTAAGGATTTATATTTATTTTCTAGTGATACTCATGTTCAAGAGCTTATTAATTCATTCGATGATAGTGTTTGGGAATTGGAAAAGCAGATAAATGAGTTATCTGATGTATTATCTGATTACAAATCACAAGATTTTAGAAAAAATGTTCTTGGCGCCATAGATAATATACGAAAGCAAGCTGAAGAGATTGAAAGTTTAATAAAAGAGCGTATAATTGAGTATATAGATACCAATATTTTAGCAAAGAGTTGGATGAGTGATACCGATGAAGATTTTGTTTCTCAAATAAGAGAGAAGGTTCCACTTATTACAGAATTATATGATCATCGCGTAAAAGAGCTAGAATCTGCGCAATATGATCAATTTCCCGGGGCTGAAAAAAGAGAACAAGCGACGAATCCAATGGATGCTCAAAGAATGTGGTATCCAGATAGAACAAGGTCTTAAGACTGGAGATATATATGTTAATCAAGCGTGGTAAAATAAAGATTATAAATATCATTGAAAATGATGAAGAATTTGATGATAAGAAGACAAAAAAAGTCCTTAAGAAAGCCAAGCAAGATGCCAAAAATATTAAGGAAGCAGGTAATAATAAGGAATTAAATAAAGAATCTGGTAATTAATCGGAGAGTACATGGCATTTATTAAACGAGGAGAAGCTGTAACAATTACTACTGAGTCTATTCAATCAGTAGATAATGTTGTGTCAGATCCAAAAATCTTAGCACAATTCGAGAAGGTTGCATCTGATTTAAAGATGATTGCGCCAAAGGCGAAGGATTTTCTATATTTTTCCGCTGTAATGATGCATGCTGCTGAGGCATCTATTCTTGATGAGAATGGGGCCGTTCGTAAAGATGCGCAGGGAAATAATATTACCTGTGGTTGGGAAAAAAGTGGAGATTCTTGGCGATGGGCGTGTTCCGATTCTTCTATTTTACCATATAAAAATTCTAATAATGATATATTTCCAGAAGAAGAATTACTTAAAGCATATAAAAAGTGGATAGGCCGTCCACTATGTTTAGACCACCAGTCTAGCTCTGTTGATATGGTCCGTGGTGTTATTGTTGATACTTATTACGACTATCCTAATAAAAGAGTTGTTGCTTTATGTGCTTTGGATAAGGTTAGTTATCCAGAATTAGCTAGAAAAGTTGCTACAGGCGTTTCGGCATCTGTTTCTATGGGTACTGCAGTCGGTAGGGCAATTTGTACTGAATGTGGTAATGTAGCAAGAACTGAAGGTGAGTTTTGCGAGCATATGCGGAGTAAATCTTGCTATGGTGAGATTAATGTTGATCTTAACCCGATAGAGTTGTCTATTGTGGTTAATGGAGCGGATCCAAAAGCTAAGATTAGGCATATTGTAGCTGCGGCAGAAAGTATTGCGCAGTATGTAAGCTCTAAAGAAGAACAGATTTCAAAAATGGCAGATATGCATGAAATGGTAGATCCTGATGAAGTCAAGGATATTACCGAGGAGTTAGAGGGCGTTCTTAATAAATTGAAAGATCTTCAAGAAACTGCTAAACGAGTAGAGGAAGAGGAAGAGGCAGAAGAAGAACATGAAGAACATGAAGAGCATGAAGTGTCTTCAGATGAGGATGAAGAAGATGCCAATGATGAAAAATGCGCCTCAGGATCAGGTGAGGATATTAAAAAACTCGCTGGTGTTTTAGATAATATTTACAAAGGTTTAAACAAATTGCAAGATGACGTTGATCAGTTGTCACAAAACAAAAAAGAGGATATTGATAAAATGACTAAAAAGGAAGCTTATTTTCAAGGTGGTGGAGGACCTAATGAGCCCGGACCTAGCCCGCGTTATCCAATAGAAGATGCTGAATCTATTCGGGATCTTAAGGACAAGCAGATGGTTGGGCAGATGGATACCGGCCCGGTAGAAGGGATGCATCCTGGTCCTGAAAGTACAGATAAATCCGAAGAAGAGCGTAAGCGCGAACTACAGCGCTTGGCAGAGGAGCGCGAGCAGCGTTCTTTGAAGCGCCAAGCTGTGGTGGCTAAGGCTAAAGAGGCTTTTCAGAATCGCAAGGAAGCTTATTTCCAAGGTGGTGGTGGGCCTAATGAGCCGACTCCCGGAAAGCCTACTTACGAGAAAGAGGATTATGCAAAGACCCGGGATGGAGAAGATAAGCAAATGGTAGGAGAGAAGCCATTTCCTGGTGTAGGCGATGTCGAAGGTCTCTATGGTGACGATGAGAAGAAAAAGCAGATGTTGGCTCGTGCTAAACTAACTGCTAAGTTCATCAAAGCCGCAGATGTTGAAAAGGGTGAAGATGATAAGGCAAATAGTCGTTGGCAAGTATATTCTGACAATAAGCTTATTTTAAGCAGTACTGTCAGTGATATTACCAATGGCAAGGTTGATGCATTGTATGATTTTGTAGCAACAGAGAAATTTGGCCGTAAAATTTTGGATACTATCCGAACAGAAGGCTTTGACAAAGCTCAAACCATTTTGAAGGGCGCTCAAGCACCTGAACTTCCTACTCCTCCACCAGAAGAAGCTGAGCTTCCTGAAGGTGCTGAAGAAGCTGTCGAAATGGATGAAGGTTTTGCAGGTGATGTTCGTGAGCAGATTCCAGACTTGATGGAAGATGTGGAGAATGCATTTGCAGATCTTCGCAATGCTGTCAATACCCTTCTTGAAGGTGGTGATGAGCTAAGTTCTTTTGAAGAGCTAGAAGAGGAAGAGGTTGAGGAAGGTGAACCTACTTTTGCTTCTCTGGTTGAGATGCAGAAAAAACTCAGTGCAGAGTTAGTTGAGGAAATGAATAAGACCGCTGGTGTCCTCGAAGAACAAGCAGAAGAACTTCGACTTGTTAAGCATATTTATGATAATAAAGAGAAGTTAGCTGATAAAGACATTGATCAATTCAATAAGCTAGCAGCAAATACTTGCAGCGATACTAAGGAAACATTAGCAGATCATTATAAGCTGTTGGAGTCATTCGTGAAATATGCACATGGAACAGAAGAATTAGTAAAGAAGGCCGAAAAACATCCTCTGCAAGAAGTGTATGAGAAAAATACTAAGGATCAGAAGCCTGTTGACAGGGAGTCTAAGATCAAGCACGATCCATCTGCCGGATCTGGGCCATATAACCCAGCAGAAGAGGCAGAAGAGAAAGATCCAAAAGGAGAGTCCACGACTGGCCGTGAAGTAAAGAGGCAAAAAGCTAAAGCTGATGATGCTGACGATTCCAACGATGCCGCTCTAGACGATCTTCTTGAGATGCTGGAAGGCGGAGAAGAGGCTCCAGAGGCACCTGAAGATGCTAATCCCGCAGCTATAGAAGCTGAGGTTCCGCTATCAGGTGGTGGCACCGCAACAATAACTGGCGATCCTGTTGATGTAGGCAAGGCAGTATCGAGTGCAGAGGACAAGCCAGATCTTTCCACTAAGGAAGGTCGAGCAGCTTATCGTGAAGAGCTAGAAAAGTTGGCCCAGACCGGTCTATCTTTCAATCCAGTTCTTGATGAGGCACATCCCCAAGGCGGAACTACTACTCAGTTAGATGTTCCTCCAGAGGGAGAGCTTGCCAAGACTGAGACTCTTGAAGAGGCTCATGATAAGGTTATGGATGTAGCTACTGCACCTCCTAAGGTTCGTAAGATGGCTGAAGATATTCAGAAGATGGTAGTAGAAGGCAAGATTGATCCTGAGAAGGATTTTGATGGTCTAATCGCTGCTGGTCTGGATGCTGATGCTGTTGCTTACTGGAAGAAGTTCTTTGGAGAGGCTGGGGCTGAGGGATCACAGTTTGCTTCAGAGCTAGTTAAGGAGCATGCTAAGGCTGCTAACGAAGCGGATAAGGAAAAGTATCAGGTCAAGATTGCTAGAGCATATGAACTTGCATATGATATGGTAGGTCGCGGCATGATTCAGAATACACGTCCGGCTGTGAAGGAGCAAGTAGAAGAGCTTATGTCATTTAATGATGAGGCATTTGAGAGCATGAAGCGATGGGTAGATAGGCAACCATCAATTCAGAAAAATGCATCACTTCCTCAGGTAGGCTTGATGAGCACTGGTGATTCTATTGCATTGCCGGCTCCTGAGGCTGCACAAAATGAGTGGGCTGAGCTAAATAAGATATGGGCAGGCAAGAAGCTATAATATCTATAAGCCACCGTTTATAATACAAATTTTAACCAGGGCAGGCTTCGGCTTGCCCTTTAGCATATGATATAAGGACATTCATGAGTTGCAAAAATTCAGGCGTAGCAGATGACTTAGCTCAGTCTATGAGTGAGGTATTAGCTGAAGAGGGTTATCAGAATATTTTTAAAAAGCCCGAAGTAAAGAAAGTGGCATCAAATGAAATGCCAGAAGATAAGACCGAAACTAATCCTGTATCAGATGCATTTAGTAAGCTTTTAGAGGTATCCGCCGTTCTAGACGAAATGGGTCTAACCAAGACTGCTGCAAGTGTATTAGAGGCTGCTGAGGAGTTTGTGTCTGAGATGTCTGAAAAGGATCTCGATGCGGCTGCCGAACAAGCCGAAGCTGAAATTGTAGTATCTGAAGACTAAGTCAAGGAAAATCATGAAAAAAAAGAATATTAGTGAATCGGTTGCTATAAATATGGATAAAATTATAAATAGCGATTCTCATACGAATATGTTCTACAAAAAGGCTGAAGTAAAAGATATTGTAGAAGAAATACCAGATCAATTGACTAATATTTTTGATGTTCTGGTAAATGTTTCGGCAGAATTAGATAATCATGGTTTGGAGAAAAGCTCAGAAAAAGTATTAAATTCTGTTTCTACATTAATGATAGAGGCGGCAGCCAGGGCATTATATGAGGGGGTGGGCTTACAAGAATCATCTATGATACCTTTGATTGAGGCAATTAAAAATAACCCCTCATTAACAGCTTATATTCTTAGTCGACTTTCTGATAATGCCGTGCAGGAATTATATAAAGACAAAGATGCTGCCGCAGCTTTAAGCGCTTTTAGGCGAGAACTGTTGGAGCGGGAGGATATCGAGACCATTCCAAAGTCTGAGGATGAGCGTCTTCAGGAAATGGAAGATGATGCTGTGGCGCGTGAGGTGGCAGAGCTTGCAGGTTCTGAACCGTTACCGAAAGAAGAAGAGGAGATTGAAGTTATTTTAGAGGGGTTAGAAGATGAGCCCCCTGAAGAGATAACTGGTGAGTCATTGTTGCGCTCTGATGAACCAGAAGAAGAAGGAGAATATATTGAGATTTCTCCGGTAGAACCAAGAGAAGAGGAAGGCCCAGATGCTCCGGAGTATGAAGATGAAGAATAATGACTATGATATTGCTGCTTCTATGGCTAAAAATTTGGCAGCTGATAAAATAGAAGAAAATACTAATGCAGATAAATTATCTGAGGCTCTAGATTGTTTGAATAAGTCCGCGGAATTATTTGAAGATTCAAATAATGATGCTTGTGCATTTGTTGTTACTAATCTTTTAGAAAAGATTTCTACCATTGTATTTACGAAAGAAGAGGATATACCAGAAGAAGAAGAATATGATATAAAATGGAAAACCAATGAGGAATATGAAATAGAAGATGATATAGATTTTATGTTTGATTTTAGTTTTTCTGATCCCAGTGAGATGAAAAAGAATTTAATATCCGGTATGAAAAGTTTGAAGGCAGCGATAGATAAAAAAAAGAACAAAACATCTCAAGAAGAACAAAGAGAATTTGATTATATAATTGAAATTATTGGTAACATAGCAAATACAATGCAAGAAAATGGTGATAATTACTGGGGTGATAAATCATTGAAGTCTTTTTTGCCAGGAAATGGTTGTTTAAAAACTGATTTTAATTGGATATTTAGAACTTTATATAAATTAGATCCTGGGAAATTTGCGGAATATGGCGTTCCAGATAATTCTCCAAAGGAAAAAGCGGTGAAGCCAGAAACAGAAGAAATTATTGTTGACGATATACCAGAAGAGTTAGAAGAAGCAAAGACAAGTGACGAATAAATATATAAAGAGATAAGTATATGGATTTTTTTAATAAAATATCAGAGGATGAATTTTTATTGGCATTTCAGGATGAACTAGATAAGCTTCATTCTCAGGCAGAGGATTTAAATAAAAGTCGAAAAAGTAAAGCGTTTGAACTATTAAGAAGGGCAGCTGATATATTCAATGATGTTGGGTTAAAAAAAGAGGCGGAAGCAGTTGCGTTAGTTTATAATATTAAAGACGATCCTGCTACAAAAGATTTAACAAGTGAAGAGATGGTAAAGTATTTGAAGGAGAGGGGTTGGCCATTTAGGGCTGATTCCGACGATGAAGAAATAGAAGTTGAAGTTGAGGATGCTTGTGACAGAGAAAAGTAGCTTATAGTTCGGTATTGGGACCGGGTAATATAAATAAGTTACTTAATACAAAGCCGGTCATTTTTAAACGAATGACCGGCTTTTTTCATTTATCTTGGCTTATTCTGTTATATTAGTAAATGGCCGCTCTTTAATGGGTGGCATATGACGTAATAAATAAATGTAAGGATATCAAATGTTTCGTCTTGTGCAAACGGGAAATGCCCTTCCCTATTCGTTCCCTGTAGATCCCAGTGCAGAATTTGAGCCTGGAATGGTAGCGCAACTAAATCTTCATGGAAATCAAGTGGTTTGTGGGGTAAGTGATGGATCGGCTCCGTTGGGTATTATTGATGATGTAAAAAAGAATGCATTTTCCGCTGTATCTATTGATGAGGTTGTAATTGCTCCGGCTACTGGTGTTCCTGGGCCCGGAGGGCAGCTTGTAACGCCCGTAGATATTAAGGTCGAATTGCGCAACCCTAATGTGGCTGCCAATTCATTTATATCTAATCCTGTAGATGTAGAGCTTATACCGCGAAATGGAGTTATTACCTATTTGGCTGGAACTCCGTTAAATTTTAGTCAAACTGGAGGAAGCACACCAGATTCTATTAGGACTGTGGTGAGTTATTCCTATCAGATTCCGAACGTACCTGGTGATGATTCGACTATGGCCTCTGGGCGCATTACAGTATGGTTTATGAGAATGATTGCTATAACCAATATGTTTGAAACAAATCAGAGATACCCATTGAACGCCCCACTTTTCGTTAATGATAGTGGGTTATTGACCACCAGACAGATTGGAGCTAGCGACGAATATCCTGCTGTAGGTTTTGTAACGGCTCCGCCAACAAGCGTTCATGATTCATTAGAATTTATTTGGTTTTAAGATTTTTAATGGAAGTAAGTTAATTCTTTAAATAAAGCACGTATTTATAAGTGTGATAAACGCATAACCTAATATTATTATAGGTAAGGAAACGTGTATATAGCC